GGAACATTCGAAGGTTTGTTTTTTCAGCGCTTTGATTCATTGCCGTCCAATCGTCCGACAAATAATAAAACCTTTCATCTTCGGTCATTCGGATTGCGTCAACGTCCAAGTATTCCCACTTCGCGACGCGTGTTCCTTCGCGATTCCAAGTTCCTTTGACGGCAAAACCGCCGAAAAGTTCGAAGTCGAATGCCAATTGTTCGGCAATTTCGTTCATATTGAAGTCCGAATACTGGTTGTCGATGAAAGCTTGCATGTCACCGGTCACAACTTCAAGGCCACCGCCGGCAATATAAAAAGTTTTCGTTTTAATTATTCCTTGATGCCAGGCCGATCCATTGAAAAGGTCAACTAAAAAATAAGGATAATCATTTTTCTTTCCCCACTTGATAAAACCAAGCGCGCGGTCTTTTTCTTCATCCGGTTTGATAAATTCTTTCCGGAAGGAAAGCGAAGTCATTTTTATTTTATTGTTCATATATATTGAAATAAATCGGTGAATCGTATTCATTAGCCGGCGAATCTAATTCGATGACTTCGGCGCGTCCGGTTTCAACCATTGAAACGGTCAAGGCCGGATCGAGATTCCCTGGCGATTGTTGTTCGTAAATGTTATAAATATAATAACCGTTATAATCAAAATTAACATCAACGCCGTCAATCAATAAAAATTCATCAAAGCGCGGTGTCGCGGTTGAAATATTATTCAATACGCATCGATATTCCTTGAAGCTTTGTTCATGGATGAATTCAAATAAATACGCCGGATTCGGTATCGTTGTCAATTCCGTCACCGTCACTATTAATGGCGTCGTTCCGTTTCTTTGTATTAATAACATTTTCTTTTTTTATTAGTTTTGGTTTTTCAATTTCGTAAATGTCAAAGATTCCAAGATTATAATATAAATCGGCTTTTGATTCGTCAATCACGAACCACCTTGACAATAAACTTGACCAACATTTTGATCCGATAAATTCCTTTTTTATTTTCATAGTGTTAAAATTACAAAAAAAAAGGGAAAGAAATAATTTTTTCCTTCCCTCTTTAAATTAACCAAACTAAACTTCTTAAATAATCGGTGATTGTTGTAACAATAATGTTGCGTAAACGGCCGGATCAACATCAGGGACTTCGTCATTTTCCATACCATTAAGAACAATCACATGTCCTCGTCGGTCGCCTTTAAGAACGCCGGAAGTGTATTCATTCGCATCCGCGATTTGAAGTCCTTCGCCGAATCCAAGCGCAACAATTGTTCCGTCGGCATTTTCAACCAAACAAACAACTTCATTTTGTGCAAGCAAGTGAATTTCACTTCTTAATTCTTTGTTGTCGGACGCCAGGATCATTGATAATGAATGTTCATAAAACAATGTTCCGTTGTTCTTGTCAACTTTAATCGGTGCGGTGTAACTTGACAAATTGCTTTTCAACTTGTAAAGGAATGTTTCACCGGCAACGGTCAAGGCCGTTACTTCGTTAGCGGTAATCACCGCGCCAGACATTGCACCCAAAGGAAACAATAATACCGACTTGATTCCGCCTTTTCCGTTTGTACATGTCCGGTCATTATAACCGGCGATCATATCACATAAACTCATTTTTTTTATTTTTTAATGAAGGCCGGTTGCCCGGCCGTCGTTGTTTATAATTTATTTAATTAGCTCGGTGAAGATGTTCCGTTCCAAACTCCGATTTGATTCAAGAAAGGAACTTGAACGCCAGCGCGGAATTTAGATCGTAAATAAATCACGTCGTCGTCGAATGAATACCAAAGATCGTAAGATTCGAAGTCCGAAGATAAATCCGTTCCGAATACAAAGTGACTTGAACGACCAGTAAAGATATTATCCGTTCCGTTCAATCCGTTCACTTTTACAACTCGCATGTTTGATCCTGGTAATAATAATTCGCTCATTGTTGCGAATTCACCTGGATTGAAAGAATATAAATTCAAGTCAACTAAATTCTTTAATAACAAGTTGAAATTTTCACGACCAGTGAAACAAATGAATTCTTCACCTTCGGCAACATTCGCCGGCGTGTTTGTGAAACAATCGTAAAAAATATCGTATGCCGTTGAAACGGTAATCGCAGCAATTCCAGTTGGATTCAAGTTGACACAACCATTCGCCGTTGTCAAGAATTGTCTAAATCCGTTCATGAATGCAAGGTTACCCGAACCGGAAACGATGTTACCATTCCAAATCAATTTGTCTAATTCTCTCGCATGAAGCTTCAATAAATAATCAGTGATTTGCGCTTCGAAAGGAAGTGTTTTGTCTTCGGCCATTGCGCCTGGTGTCAACGCGATTTGCGCCCAAAATCCTGCAAGGTCTTTTTGACAAAATTGTTTCATGTAACCGATTGTTTCAACGTTGATGTCACGTTGTGTGAACACGGTGTCGCCGTTCGGTGACATTGTACAATCGCCGGTTTGATAAACGATTGAATCGTCTAATAAGTTTAACGCTTCGCTTCCTTTGATTCCTTGTTGGATAGCAATATACTTTAATGTTTCGGCTTCCGTTACGGATCGAACAATTAAGTCTTCGCGAATTTCGTCGGTGTACGGCGATAATGCGGACACATCGTAATCAAACGATGTTTTTAAATATTTTTTTAATGACATTTTATTTATTTTTATTATATTTTAACCATTCTTGTTTGGCGGTCAAGTTGCCAACTTTGGCGAATTTCTCGCCTTCATTTGTGTTATTTGTCGGTGCGGACTTGAAGGTTTCGAATTCACCTTTCAACGTCGCGATTTCTTTCGACAAATTGTTGTTTGTATCGGCAATAACTTTCATCATTTCGGCAACCGCTTCGATGCTTGTTGCGAATGATTCTAATTTTGCGTTGATAATTGATTCAACTTTTTGAACGGACATTTGTTCTTCGGTCGCAGCTTCTTCGACAACAACTTCTTCGGTTGCTCTTTCGTCGATTATTTCAACAATGATTCCGTCGGCATCAACAACAACCGAAACGCCTTCAAGATCACCGCTCAAAGCGTGCGTTCCTTCCGGTGCTGGTATTGTTTCCGTTTCCGTAACCACGAAAAGCGGTTGTCCAACTTCGAAAATGTCAAATTCAACGATTGTTCCGTCGATTAACGTTGCTTGTTCGAATTTATGCGATGCGCTTGCGAATGATTGTTTCATTTCAGCAATTAAATCCATTACTTTTTTAAAATTCTTATTCATGTTTATTTGTGTTTATATATATTATGTTTAATTGTTCGTGATTTGTCTAAAATATTGATTGATTTTATTTGTTTGCATTGCCGTTGTTGACCGATCCATCAAGATTTCATTTGCGTTTTCTCTTAATAAATTTATTTCACTTCGCGAAAATTGGTTGTGTTCAATGATATTATCATTTGAATCAATCTTTGATTGCAATGCTTCGATTTGTTTGACCATGAATTCATTTTTATTCATTGCATTTTTTACGATTGTTTTTTTTGCAACATAATTTTGCAAGGAATTCAATGTCATTTTATATTTATCCATTATTTTATAATTTTTAGTTCTTTTAATTTAGATTCCGACCAACGAAGTCCGGCCTTTCCACCCCACAAAAGAAACGATATTGTTCCGCAAGCGCTTGAATCGGATTCGTCATAATATACTTCGGCGCGTGACAAATATGAATACATTCTTTTAATTATTTGAACTGAAATATTTCCTCTTTTCGATAATGTCGTCGCTCGCAATCGGCCGATCCTGGTTGCGCATTTATTGCCGTTCTTTTCGTTCAATTCAATTCCGCGTTTTGCGTTGTTTACCACCGCATCCGGATAATCATTATAAAATTTAATTAAATCTTTTTTTTTTTTAAATCTATTAAATAGAATTGCAAAAGTTCGTCGTATATTTTTGACATTTCGTGTTCTTCTTTGGTGTCAATCAAATTGAAAACTCCTTCAATCGAAAATCCGTTGAATTCGCCGTTCTTTGCTTTGTCAAACAATTCTTTGTCGGTCACCTTATAAGATACAATCCAAGATCCGTCGTTTGCGTCCTTGAATCTTTCCGGTGCGGTGAATCCTTTTGCCGCGTCGATTTGATATGAATGAATCATGAAGATTGATTTGACGATTCGATTCGGATTGTGTTCCAAATTTACGTTGTTGAAATTGTCTTTCCTGGCGTAATCAAAAATAATATCCTTGATTGCTTGCTTTGTGAATACGACATAATATTCTTCGCCGGTTTCTTGGTCGAATCGATAAATTGGCGTATCGGCCGAAATAGCAATTCCGGTGATCACTTGTTCTTCTTCGTTAAATTCAAATTTAACTTGTTTCGAAAATGTCATGAAGTTTTTTTCATGCGCCGGCATCGATACAAGTGAATTAAATGAAACGGTTGTTTCTTGATCGTTCAGGTCAATCGAGATTTCGTAAGTTGGAATTTCTTTGTTCATATATATTATGTATTTTTGTTCGATGACTTTTGTATTTCCTTATAAAAAACGAACATCCGATTTCGAATTGATTCAGTCAATCCGTTGGATTCGAATGTCTTTTCCCCTGGCAAAGATTTT